TTTCAACAATCTCGGGATCGTTATCATTAAACTCATTCATATCATAGCACACCCAACCAGCACTGGTGAAGATGTAGGAGTATTCTTCACCATTAGACAGAAACTCCTCGCGGGTTTGATCATAACGAGGAGGAGTATCCTCACCACGTTGTGAATAGTATTGAGGACCATATTCTTCGGTCTCTTTAATCTCTTTCACATAAGGAGCAAGATCTTTACCAGTCCAACGCTCATTTGTCCATGCACAAGACATATCACCGCCATCAATCAGGTCTGCTGCCTGTTGACGAGAGTTGTAATGTGTGTTCAGGATGCGACCCAACCACTGCGGATAACCATCCCAGTGATGATAGGCAGACAGAATAGATCCGTCTTTAAGTTCAATGCCGATGCGTGAGCGGGTTGCCATGAGTGGTTTTCCTTTGACTCTTTTAATATACACGAGATCGGAGTGGATGGT